GACATTTTTCATTCCTTTCTGAGATGGTTCTCGTTATGGGGCATGCTCTTCTCGCGAAAGCCCATAACCCGTGCTAGGGGTTATGGGGTTGGAGTTACTTCTCGTTGAGTTTCTCGATGCAGTCATCCATCACTGGTTCAATCAGATCCTTACGGATGACCTCATTCATGACGATCCCGAGCGGGTCGACATGCATGAGCCATGCATTGAAGGACAGGATGTACGCAGTATAGAGCAGACGCATTTTCTTTCCTTTCTGAGATGGTTCTCATTATAGGACGAGTAGTACACGCGAGAAGACCTATAACCCGTGATGGGTTATAGGTGTGAGTTCTAGGACGGGCAGGACTCTAGCTGGTCGAACCAGTAGTCGATAGTCACCCACCAGGCGACAATGTAAATTGCCGAACCGGTGAGAAGGATGTCTCTGGTTGTGACAGCTTTTGATTTGTCCATAATGAGTTCCTTTCTGTTCTCATTATGGACCATGTTGATTATGCGTCAGGACAGCTTGAACCAGTCCGGAATGGGCTCCACGATGAAGTCGACCACCACACAGGGCTCCTCGGACTCGCTCAGTCGGGTCGTGAACTGGAGCTCGATCTGGTGACCGAGCTTCCATCCGAGCTGGTCCCCCATGGCGTTGGTCGGAAGACCTACTCGCTCGTAGAACTCGTTGAGCGACACGGAGGACTCATTGATGATGGTTGCATTGAGCTCGTTCTCAACACGTCGTAGATGATTGGTCGACGACCGGAAGTACCTTCCCGAGTGGGCATCGAAGCAGAGTACTGTACCCCCCTCGATAAGTACGACGTTCTGACGATTCTCCGGGAGCTTGATCCTCTCTGCGGCCTTGCTCCGGATCTGCTGTCGCTGCTCAACCGGGACGATCTCCTCTACGGCGTATCGATAGCGATCGTAGGCGTCCTTGGTGAGGGCGGTCGCAGCCATCGCAACAGCCGTACGCTTGGCTCCAACCGTGTGAAGAGCGATGACTGCGGCAATTGTGGCAGCTCCGGCAACAGCAGCCGGAATATACAGATCCCAGGAGACACTGAGATAGTCTCGGAGTGACGGAGAAGTATCGAGATCAAGTTCCTCGCAGCGGAGTCGAGCTGCTCGATCTCCGACAACCGCCAGATATGCAGTTCCGATGACTCCGACCACAGCGGTTCCTGCAAGAATAGCGGGCGCGTTGGTGGATACCACTCGTCCCAGAGAACGCACAAGACCAGTTGACATCTGCTTCCTTTCATGATTGACCTTTCGAAAGCCCATAACCCGTGTTAGGGGTTATGGGGCGAGAGTTACTTCTCGTCAGAGAGGTGCTTGGCGAGCTCTTCGTGGAGGTCGCGAGCGTGCCTCTTCAGGATCGTGATGTTCTTGTCCTGCTTCCCAACCGTGTAGAGGCTGAGCAGCAGGGCAATGGTCACGAGGACGAGGAGGACAGACTGAATGACAAACGCGATGAGCATTTGGGTTCCTTTCTGAGATGGTTCTCATTATAGGGAATGATCTTCTCGCGAAAGCCCATAACCCGTGTTAGGGTTATGGGGGTGAGAGTCAGTTGTCAGAGAGTACGAAACCGTACTCATCAACTCGAATCTTACAGTGGTCAACGAGGGCGCTAAGGCGCGCATCACGCCTCTGAAGGCTGGTAAGTTCCGCCTTAACGAGCGCGTAGTCTTCACCGAGACTGTCGAGGTCGACAGTCAGGGATTCAATAGTGCGCTCCGCACGGCGGAGGTTAAGCCAGTCGATAACAGAGGAGATGATGGCGCCGAACATGGCGCCCCCGACGATCCATAGAGCGAAGATGATGGGGTTCATTTTCTTTCCTTTCTGAGATGGTTCTCGTTATGGGGCATGCTCTTCTCGCGAAAGCCCATAACCCGTGTTGGGGGTTATGGGAATTGAGAATTACCACTGAGTTCGAATGCGCTTGATGCGATAGTAGGCAACGATCATGACGTCAATGGCCCACTTGAAAAGTAGGAGGGAGATGACGCCCTTGATGACGAAGCCGAACAGTTTAAACATGGGGCATTCCTTTCTGGTGATGGGTCTCATTATGGGGCTTGTTTCGTCCGCGAAAACCCATAACCCGTGTTGGGGGTTATGGGGTGAGGGTTACTTCTTACTCAGGTCAGAGAGAAGTGCTTCAACACTGCGGTCGAATCTGAGCTCTCTCTTCAGCTTCTCGTTCTCTGTCTTCATGGTGGCACCGTAAATGATGACGCAGAACATGAAGATGGAGTTGATGAGAAGTGCAAGCGAGAGAAACACGATGATAGCGAGCATTTTCTTTTCCTTCCGAGATGGTTCTCATTATAGCATTAGTATAAATTGCGATCTCGAAAACCCACCCGGGAAATTTTTATAGTCCGAGTTGCGAGAACCTATAGCCCCGTCCTTGTCGAATATGACAGAGACGGGGCTATAGGCTGAGGGGATCAGGGACGAATCCGTGTTGCGATTGACAGCGCCTTGCTGGCGACCGGATACAGCTGTTCCGCATGTACGATGGTCAGGATCCCGATCACAGAGGCCGCAGCACCCAGCATGGCATCGCCGCTGGGACGCCACCAAGTACGATCCTGCGATTCCTGGCGCGCAATAGCGGCCTGGGTCTGCAAGGATGTATCCTTGATGGCCTCCAGCTTGGTAATGCTGTTAAGGGCACTCTGATAGGCTTCTGAGTCGGGATCCATCCCATACACGTACGCGTAAGCATCCGCGAGGAGGTCGTCAACGTTCGGGTTGTCTTCCGACATGGTGTTCCTTTCTGAGATGGTTCTCGTTATAGTCCTTGTTCTGCCCGCGTCAGTCGTTAGGGGTCTCAACCTTGAGCACGGCAGTCTTAGCCAGGTCGGCGGCGGGACGTTCGAGGGCGGCGTACGCCTCCTTGTTCTTGTGGTCGATCAGAAGTGTACCGTCAATCGGAGGGCTGTAGTTCCGGGATGTAATACCCAGAAGAGAGCCGAGGAAGAGATCGATGGCCGTGATGGTGCCGACGATCGCCTCGACGTGCGAGAACCCCCATGCAGCGGCCAGTGCCGTGTATAGCGTGGCCAGTGCAGGAAGAACCACCTGTGCGACGAACTTCAGGGCGTCGTAGGTACGGTTACTCATGTGTGTCCTTCTCCTTGTGAGACGGCAGTAGAGTCAGCTCATGCATGAGCCTCTGGGCCGAGCCGTTGCCTCCCAGAGCTTTGTAGGGGTCATACAGATATATGCGAAGGTCATCATACTCAGAGTGAGTGAGCCATCCCCGAGCCAGGTATCCCTCGGCGATGGCAACAAGCTGAATATGCGCCAGTCCCACAAGAAGCTGTGAACGCGCGTCCTTCTGCTCTCTTCGGGACTGAAGAAATGCCCACAAACCAGAAGACCCCAGTACCGATACCACGATGGTGATCGTCAGTTCCAGGGTGTGCGACATCAGTTAGAATCTCCTGAGATACAGACGAAGGGGCGAAGACCAGCGGTGGTGTTCCAGATGCGGTTGGTCAGCCGGTAGTCCGCCCAGCAGGTGAAGTAGTTGTACCAGCACTTGTCCCGCAGCCAGAAGATCTGGTGGGGATTTGGAATGCCCATGCCCTGCCGGTAGTAGGAGAACTGCTTTCCCGTAATATGCCCGGCCGCGTTGCGTCCTGCCTGAACGGGCGCCATGAGTCTGGCTCCGAACATCATGACCTCATCCGGGATCGTGGAGTAGATGCTCCCGCGAACGAGAGCGTCGTCTGAGGTGTACGGATAGGTCGTGCTTCCGGCATAGGTGTTGGCCAGAACGTCTTTGTGTCCCATGATGTACTCGTCGCCGAACAGCGCTGCGAACTGCGGCTTGAGCTTTGCCGCCGCATCGTACATCAGCGAGTCGCAGTAGTTCTTCAGCGGGTCCTCGGCCTTTGTGGCGAAGGTAGCGCTGAGGCTTCGGTCGGGCATGACCACGATATGGTTCTTAACACCCTCCTCCGTGCCCCGGAAGTAGTTGAAGTCGACGATCATCCAACGGACGTTGTTGTACAGCCAGTAGTCGCCCAGCCACATGTCCTGAAACGATCCGGACCGGATCGCGTCCTTCTGGTCCTGTCTGAATTCGTTGCCCAAAGAGGATCCGCGGACGATCTGGTTGTGCACGGGCGGGTTGTCGGAGAAGATCGAGAAGCGAATATCCATGCAAGAGATTCGCTTCGTCGTGCTCTTGCCCGGGTTATCCAGAATGATGTAATCGTTACTCTCATTATACCGGACGATCGGAAGATCGGAGATACGCATGAATCACACCTTAAGCTCGTAGACGAGTTTTCCTTGAACGGGCGTAGTACGGTCTACCAGAACCTGCCCGTTGGACCATACTATGTCCTGGTAGATCCTAAAACCCGCGGTCATCCCCTGGAGCTGAGACTTGATCGCCGCGATCTCGTTGACGACCTTCTTGTTGGTGTCGCCATTCATCGTGTTGATCAAGGTGTCTTTCCAGGTGTTGTAGTCGGCCAGCCGCTCGGCCTTCCACTCATCCAGGTCGGTCTTGACCTCGGCGCTGTAGTTCTTCGCCCACTCCTGGAATGAGTCGTCCCACCGCTTGAACAGGGTGTCGCCGTCAAGGTGGTCAACGATCCCAGTGACGAACGGACAGTTCGACTGCCCTCGATTGTCGCTCACCTGCTTGGGCGCCGTGCCGGCCTTGTACTTGCTGTCCATGAACAGGTAGAAGAGCGGGTAGCGCGACTTGATCTCGTTGTTCGTGCTGGTGACGTCGGGACGAGTCGCGCCGTCCCTCGGCACGCCGTTGACGATCTCGAGATACGCAGAGCGCTGATCATCCGAACGGTCCACCGTGAGCACGAGCGCGTCCCAGCGAGGGAATGTCGGGTGCGCCGGGGAACCGTCGATCTCGATGATGGCGTCGTTGACTACCCACGTGTGGTTGAACCATGCGCGACCGCTGTCCACCTGAATAGTCAGGCTGGTCGCGTCCTTCATTCGCGGACGAAAACCGTTCAGAGCAGTTGCGTAGATACCGTCGTGGATAAGGCCGTCGAACATACGCCCGAAGTCGAGCGCGGAGTATTTTCGGTCGCCGTCCTTAGACGGATAGAAACCCGAGGTAAGTGCCATTCTCCCTCCTCAGTGGTGCCAGGCCGATGACTCGTCAGGCTTGGTGAATGTCGGATAGAACTTGTCGCCCTCGGACTCGGAGGAGGAGCGAGTGTACTCAGTGAGAATCGCCGTCTCCGAAAGCCCGTGTCCGTTCTCCAGCTGCACCAGGTCCCCCATGAAGAAGTCCTCGCCGTAGCGATACATGGTGGTCATGTCGGCTTCGCCCGTGTATACCGTCTTCTTGCCGTGCTTGTAGAGTTCGTCGTTACAGGCGTCCTCGATCTTCTTGAGAACCTGCTCCTTCGACATCGTCTGCTCGCCGAGAACCGAGTATTTTGACCCGTTGCGATCTGAGCGCACACCGGTCATCTCATTGATCTGAATGTTCTTGAGATAACCCTCTCTGCGCTCCAGACCGGATAGACCGATGGTCTTGGACGTGTTCGCCAGCTGGGTCTTCGGCTTTGTGTCGCCGTACTCGTGCGCCTCGCCAACGCTCTGACTGCTCACGAGACCGGAGTAGATAACCGACTTGTAGTCTGCTACGGACTCGACGTAGACCGCCTTGGACAGATTGTCCATCTTGGGCGAGAATATTACCGGCGAGCGTTTGGTCTGCGATCGCGTACGGTCGAGCCCTTTGTATACGTAGCCCCACCATCGGAACGGATTGCCGATCTCCAGATCGATTGCGAATCCGCCGCCGTAGTACCCGAGAATGGTGGTCACGATCTCGTACAGACTGCCCTCGAGGGTCGACGAGAGATCGATCGAGTACTGGCTGAGCCTCAGATCGGATCCGGGTCCGGCGGGCTTGCTGTGCTGCTCGGCGACTGTGGAGAAACGACGTTGGGGCAGCTTCATCTCTGCTCCGTCGCGACCGAGCAGAACCTCTGCCGGGAGATCCTTAGGATTCGCCATCCACCGTAATGCGCCTACATGACGCGGGAGCGTTGGCTTTCGGAATGCGAAGGCGTCAGCGACCAGTGACGTGATGATATTGTCGCCGAAATCGTTAAAACCCCTGACGTAGTAGAACCAAGGATCATCGCTGGAACGAATTGGTCCTACGATACGCCGATCGAGAATAGACTCCAGGGATCGCCCTGTGATCTTGATCTCGCTGGCTTTGTTGTACTCCTCCGTCCACTCGAGCTGCTCGATGATCATGAGCTTCTGCGACTCGGGAGTGAACAGATACGTATCGAGGCGGAACTTCTCGTAGTTCTCGTACGTGCCCGGAACCACCAGCTCGAAGTCGCCGTACTTGTTGTAGCGCTCCGTCCAGATAACCGACTTGTAATCGTCGATGACGTACGCCAGGTTGAGCCCCTTGTCGAGAACGGCTAGATACACTATACCCCCTGGTAGAGAATATCACGAGAAAGAGACACCTGGGCGCCCCCACCAACATTGATCGTGTAGTAGAGGCGGTTCTCTCCCGGGTACAGCATGAGCCAGTCCGAGTTGATATCGAGAAGATGGAGCGCCTTCTCGGACTTGCCGTTCCGGATGCGAGTAACGCTCTTGCGCCCGACACGGGTGTTTATGTAGAATCGATCGCCCGCCTTGGCCGGCTGAGTCGTTGCAGCATCTGGGTGCCACTTGGTGGTGAGCGTCAGGTGCTGTCCGCGGATATCGTCATAGATGCTGATCGGGGTGGCATTGTCTTTGAGGATGTCGATCATGATCGTGAATCCCGCAGGGACGTCTCCGCCGTTCTCCAGAATGACGGAGGGCAGCCCGACGGTTTTCGAGAATATGAGCGTAGGACTCGACTCGAGTGGAGTGTCCTCCCAGTCGAACTCGAACGCCGCGTGCTCCTGGATGAAGGGGAGGTAGTTCTGAGTGTCGGCAGCACCGTCCGACCAGTAGCCATCAGGACAGATCAGTGTTACCTTGACCGCCTCTTCGCTGGAGAAGATGTCGGGCTCACTGGACTCCACATACCCGAGAGTCTTGACTGTTCGGGTATCGGTCCTGACCACGATCGTAACCGCCTGCTTGATCGGCAGAAGGTTGTAGATTCGATGACGGGAGCGTTCAACCGTAGGAACGGCGAGGGGCAGCAGGGTGAGCGTGATGGTTCTCATGCCCACCCTGCTGCCGTTGAACATCGCCGAGTCCGTCAGAGACAGTGCCGTGGTATTGATCGTAGCCTTCGCGGGACCGAGTCCGTCGACAGACTTAACGACAATTCCAGTATCCTGTGGGTTGTCGAGCTCCAGCAACAGACCCTCTCGGTCCGCGGGAATAAGCTCGATAGATCGTATCACAGCTTGAATATCTCCTCTCGAAGACCGACCAGCTGACTCCTCGTCTGACGGTAGATCTCCGCCTCGGACAGTGCCTTCGGCGAGGTGTTGTACTGGTTGAAGATGACATCCCCTCTAGGAGATTTGTCATCATTTTGAGGCTTCGCCGGTTCCTGGTTCGCCGCGAGCTTCGCTGCTACTGCATTGGCCATGCCGAGCGATGTCGGAACAGAGGTCCCCAGGTCTGAGATCGCCTTCGACGCGTTATCGACCTCGGACAGGTCGACAACCGGTCGAATGGTCGGGTCCTCAAGATCCGACAACTGGTCATTGATGGCATCCTTGAGCGTGAGCCCCTTGGTGAAGGTATCGCTCACGGCCTGCGCAGAGTTTGCGGTAGCACGAATGGCGTTCTGGTTCCTGGCAATACCGACTGCGAATCCCTGAATCGTATAGTCACCGATCTCACGGAACACCTTCGACGGAGACGCGATTCCGAGGAGTCGCTTGGCCGCCTCGATAGCGTTCCTGCATACACTCTTGACCGTGTTCACAAGACCCTGCGCCGCGGCTCGTGCCCCGGCCTTGAGACCGTTGATGATCGCTCGACCCATGCTTCGGACCGTCGGACCAACACGTGACCCAAACCCGGAGGCGAAACGCCCGAAGCCGACGACCAGAGCATCGACCACGTTACCGACAGCATCTCCGACCGTCTGGGAGTTGTTGCGGATGGCGTCCGCGAACCCGTTGAGGAAGGAGATAGCCACGTCGAATGCCGTCTGGATCATCGTGGGCAGATTGTCCGTGAACGCCTGTGCGAGGGTCTGCATGGTGCTGGTGGCCTGCGCAATGACATCCGGTGCGTGGTCCTCAATGGCCTTGAGGAACGCGATGATCATGTCCGACGCCTTCTGGGCAAGCTCGGGCGTGTGATCCGTGATCGTCTGCATGCAGGCGATGAGGATGTCCAGGAAAGCGCCGGTCATCCTCGGGATCGACAGGACCAGAACCGTACAGAGAGCATCGATCAGCGCGACCAGTGTCTGCGTAGCCTGAGGAAGCGCATCGTAGATGGCCCCGAGAGCTGCGATAAGAAGTGCCGCAAGAGCATTTCGAATGATATCACCGTTCTCGGCGAGTACTGCCAGGATGTTGATAACCGCTTGAGCAAGCGCCGTTCCCAGTACCGGTATGAGTTCGATGAGCTTTGCCAGGACCGCGATACCCGCACCCCCGGAGGCGGCAAGCGTACCAAGACCGCCGGCGAACAAAGTCATACCAAGACCGGCCAGAGCCGCAGATGCGCCGATAAGCGCCATGGCTCCACCAAGGGTCCACAGCCCAACGGCGTAGTTCTGAGCAGCCGCTGCTGCTTTGATGAGAATCCAGAGAGCGATCCCCATCGCAGCGAGAGCAACACCGAGCGCCTTTACCGGGATCGCGGCAAGTCGCTCGATCGGTCCGATCAGCATTCGCATTGCCGCGGCGAGAAGGAATATCGAAGCCGCACCCTCTATGTCCCCCTCCGCCGACTTCGCAGCGGCGATGAGGATGGCCAGGGTGGCGGCCATCTTGATAGCGCCCTCGAGATAGGTCCCCCAGCTCATAGCTGCGAACATGGCGATGATACCAGCAGCAACCGCGACCGAGGCGACGAGCGCGATCAGGGTCTGCGCCGCTCCGATATTGACATAGTTGTTGAACGGGAGCAGAGCCGCCACCAGCAGTGCGAGAACTATCGCCATTTTGAGGACTCCGGACAGATACTCGCCCCAGGACATACTGGCGAAGTCCGCAATCGTCTTGGCAACGAGTCTGAGCGACATCGCGACTGACAGGAAGAGCAGCGCGGAGGACGGAGTAACATTCCGGGCGCCCATCAGTGCGTACATCGTGATGAGGGTCATGATGACGCCCATCGCGAACAGGCCCTGAATGAGTACCTTCGTCGGCATCGACCCGAGGATGCGAACTGCGATGGAGATAAGCGACAGACCGACCGAGATCCCGATCATCGTCCCGAGACCGACTGTGACCTCGCCCTTCTGCTTAGACAGCTCCCCGAACATCGTCGTGGTCATTCGCATTACGGCGAACAACGCGGCAGTACCCTTGATGATGTCGCCCCAGGACAGGTCTCCGAGCTTGGCAAGCGCGCCTGCTGCGGTACTCAGTGCGAAGCTCACCAGGACGAGCGACGCGGCTCCGACCAGGTAGTCCTTCGTGTCCTTGAGATTCTCACCCATACTCTTCGTGGCGGAAGTGATCATGGCGAATACCGCGGCAAGAGCCACTGTTGTTACCAGCAGCTTGTCGGCGGGAATCTGAGCCAGGATCCACATGGCAGCGACAAGGACGAGAAGCGAGGCGGCGTAGATGAGCACCGACTCGGCGATCGTCTTCTTGGCATGAGCCTCGAGGTTCTGTGACAGTGACGAGAAGACATTTCCGAACTTCTCGATCTGCTCCTTGATGACGTCGAGCATGGGCGCCATCTCCTGCGCCCTCTTCTTGATCATCAGGATGCCCGCGACGATACCGCCACCGGCAAGAAGCGTGCCAAGGCTGCGGATCTTCTGCTCGGTGAAGTCGAACTGGAAGTTCTCCTTGAGAGAGGCCCAGCCCTCCTTGACCGCGTTCGAGAACTCCGCGAACCCCTTGATGACGGTAACCAGTGCTCCGCCAATAGCCTTGAGGCCCTTGACGACGAGTTCCGGGATACCACCATAGGCGTTCTTGAAGTTCTCCCATCCCCGAGACACTCGCCCCCCGAGATCGAGCGCAGTCCAGAACTCGCCGATCGGACCGATAGCGGCCTTGATGTGATCGACGAAGGTCTTGAGCCTGCCACCGAGGTCCTGAAAGAACGCCGTGAGATTGGACGTATCCATGTCCTTGAAGGACGCGAATGCCGCCTTGATCTCCGCCCCCATCGTGCCGAAGTCGAACTTGGGCAGATCGAAGCTGAAGCTGGGGAGCTTGAAGCTCTTCAGCAGCTCCCACTTGCTGGACACGCCCTGGGTCTCCATCATCTCTGTGCCGAGATCATGGACGCTCGTCTTGGCCTCGGAGAACCAGCCCACAACCGCGGGCATGTGGTTGGAGATCTTCTCGGCGAGCTTGTCGCCGAACTCGTTGGCCTTGTCCGACGCCTTCAAGACCTTCTCGGTAAAGGCGTCTACACCCGGAACAAGTTTGTTCGCAATCTTCTCTCCGAAGGCCTCGGCCTTATCAGGAAGTGAATCGAAGAACTCCTGAACCTTCTCCAGGGCAGATCCCATACCCTCAGCGGATCCGGAGAACAGTCCGAAGAAGGAGCCGAGAGCCCCGATAACAGCCTTCGCGGTCTGCGACTGCTCGACCAGGGCCTTGAGCGGATCAGTCACTGCATGGAGAGACTTGGAGAATACTCCCTTGATGGCCTTGCCGAGTCTCTCGAATGCCCCTCTGAGCATAACCACTGGTACATAGAGCGTGTAGTATATACCAGAGGCGAACGAGCCGATGAGATTTCGCATGAAGATAACCACTTCACGGAGATTATCAAATGCGTGGCCCAGGGCATGTACTGCCTTTCCGCCAAGATCAAGGCTGTTGTACCACAGATCGAACTTGACGATCAGGTCGCTGATCGCGCCTGTGCCGTTTCCGATTCCGAGCATGAACCACTTGATAACATCGGTGGCTCGCTCAAAGGCCGTGACAAACAGGAATCCTACAACCTGTGCTACATCCGAGAACACGCTCCATAGAATGTGCAGGACTGCCCATCCGCCCTTGGCAATACGAAACACGTTATCGCATGCCGTCTCCGACATTCGGAGATGCTCCGTGAAGTCGGCCACGGCTTTTGTGACGTTGTAGAGCCCTTGCGCGGTGGGTCCGGTGAATACATCCGTAAACGCATAGCCTACAGCAGCAATCGGGTCCCACAGCAGGCGGAATATATTGTACAGAGCACGAAGAAGCTCGACGCGACCGCCAAGATCCTTCCATCCGAGCAGGAGGTTATTCCGAGAGCTGGCAATACCAGACAGAATGTCCGTAATGAACTTGCCGATACCAGACCAAAGGGCTTTGGCCTCCTCGAAGTCACCGACGATGAGTCGCCACGTAGTCGCCCATCCAGAGCCAAGCTCCTCACGCACTGTGTCGACCAGCTGTGAGAACGTCTTGATCTTGGTGGCTGCGTCGAGAGCAGTGCTCGCGAACTGCATGATCTCCTGGGTCTGCTCCTCGGTATAACCCATAGACCTGATAGTCGCCTCGTCAAGATCTCCAGTCATCAGGGTCAGCGTCTCGAGCATGACCTCGGATGTGAGCCAGCCCTCCTGGAGAGACTCACGGAAAGACCCCTGCTTCTCGATAGCGGCATCGACCGCCTCACCGTGGACACGAGCAGTTCTCTTGAGCGCCTCCTGCATCTGCTCGCCGCCCATACCGGCGTTCTGCACGGAGTTCCAGTCCATCAGCCGCACAGTGCCGGCGGCGATGGCCTGTGACAGCTGGTACATGGCCGTCGATGCCTGCTGCGAGCTGGAGCCCGATGCCGCCGCCAGGTTCGACAGACCCTTGATGGCGGAGACAGACTCCTTGAGACCGACACCGGCAGCGGTGAACGTTCCGATGTTCCGCGTCATCTCCGAGAAGTTGTAGATCGTCTGGTCGGCGTAGGTGTTGAGCTCATCGAGCGCCGCATTGACGGTCTCGATGGTCTCGCCCTTGGACGCCGTATTAGCCAGGATCGTCTGAACGGAGTTGAGCTGAAGCTCGTACTCGCTGAAGCCCTCGAGAGCCGGCGTGATGGTAAGACTCTTAACCAGATCAGCGCCGACCGAGGCGGCCTTCACGCCGATTCCGGCCAGAGACGCTACGCCGGCGACCTCCATGAGGCCCATCTTGTCGACGACATTCGCCGCACCACGGACCGCGTCTCCGAAGGTCAGGTTCCTTGCCGCATCAGCAACTTTGGCTATACCCGATGTCGCGTTGTCAAGCTGCAGCCCCTTGTCCAGTGACCGGATTCCGGCAAGAGACTCCTTGATTCCGGACATGAACTGTCCGTTGTTGAACTTGATACTTACGACGCGCTCGTCGATTGTAGCCATGATCACGACCTCAGTAGTCTGCTGACGCGGTTCTCAATCTCATCGAAGACCGGACGCATCGCCGGATTGATATAGTCTCTCCCTTGCACGTATCCTCCAGTGCCGGTGCCGTGCCCGTACTGGAGGATGATGGCAATAGGAACACCATTTTGACGGTTGCTGTTCTTCCAGACAAGAGAGACGCTGCCTCGTGAAGTTCTGACCTCGAAGCTCCACGAGGCAGCAGTCGCTCCCGTTCGAGTAGGGGTTGCAGAGGAGAGAGCGTTAACTCCCATCTGTCCGCAGCCCTGAAGAACGGACCTCATCCCCGAAGCATCGAGCCTCTTGAACCAGTTCTTAGTGTCCTGGAAGTCTCCGTGCCACTCCAGGGATGCTCCGTCCATACTCAGGTCTTCCTCGGTGCAGTGCAGGCGGTCATGTACACTCCGCCCTCGGCCTCCGAGTAGACACGAACGCTGGAGTCCGCAGCACGAATAGTGGTGTATCCGCAGATCTTCCAGTTGTTGTCCAGCAGAGGCGCGTAGGCGTTCTCATACACAGTGATGTTATTCGGAAGCTTCCCGAACCAGTTCCATCCTCGTTCAACCTGGATCTCTCCGCCGTTCGTGCCGCCGATAACGGTTACCTCGGTGAGACTGAAGACGGCCCAGAGGCGCCTGTTGCCCGTATCGCGCGGACCGGTGACATACGCCGGTGAGAAGTTCGGTGAGGAGAACCACTTGAGCTTCGTGGCGTCCGGAGTATCCTCCAGCTGCAGCTCATAGTAACCGGGATATCCGGACCTGTCCGTGACAAGAGTTACCGGCTTACCACTTCCGGGATCACCCTTCTGGCCCTTCTCGCCAGGAGGTCCGGGATCACCCTTCTGGCCCTTCTCGCCAGGAGGTCCGGGATCACCCTTCTGCCCCTTCTCGCCAGGAGGTCCGGGATCACCCTTCTGGCCCGGGGCTCCGGGATTGACCGGAACCGTGTAGTCAGGCGCAACAGCATCTGCTCGAACCAGGTCGGCAATATCCACGACATCACCGGCCTTAGGATAGACAACCAGCTCCGTGGGTCGAGTTCCAGATACGGGCAGAATAGTAATAGAGTACCCGAATCCTCGAGGGCGAAGCTTGTCGCTATCGACTGCCGGAACAGTGATTCCCCTACGACCGTTAACCGTGACAAAGCCCTCGTCGTCAAGATCAGCACGAATTGCCCGTGCGACTAAGACCTTGTGACCCTTCTCACCCAGATACGAGATGCTCGGGACAAGCGGCGACACAAGGACGCTGCCGCTTGCCGGGACGATGTCTGGTGCCTGGTCCGGATCAGTACCATCACTATCGGCATAGACCAGCTGACCAGTGATGGTGGCATAACCAAGATCGGATGGCCACTCCATTTTGACGTCAGCCGCGCTTCTCTTCGGAGAGCAGCTTCCGGATGTCCTTGAGCTGCTGGTCCACCGAGGCGATGTAGTGCTCGATGTCGTCCAGGCGATTGTACACGCTCTTCTTGCCGCCCTCCTGAAGCAGCTTCTCGATACGAACCAGCGTGTTGAAGGCTTCTTTGACCTTGTTGTAGATCGCGCCATCGAACTTGACGCCCTCCTGACCCGGAGTGATCGCGTCGGAGATAGTGCGCAGGTAGTCAACTGCAGAAGGCATGTCTAACCAGTCCTCGTCATCAGAAGGTGTGTAGTCCGAGCCACCATCCGGAACCGTTCCTGCGGATACCTTGAGGACATCCGGATGGTAGCAGACATTAAGGTCCAGGTCACCGCTCCATCCTGGAGCTCGACCCTCGCCCGCGTACTGCCAGGCAAGCGTCCACCATCCGTGGGAGAACGGCGCATAAGGGCAGTCGGGAAGTGCGGGCGTAAAAGGCCCGGATGACAGGTATCCAGCAGGCCAGAGCCAGTAGTCCCTGGCAATGTCCTCCCAGTCGCCCTTCTCGGCCACCGAGGCCGGCATATAGATGAAGGGCTTGATACCTGTCTTGCGGTGCACGTCGTCAAGGAAACGTCGTGCCCAGGAGTAGTCGTAGTAGGCGTCGGAGTCCTCCCAGTCGAGGTACAGGAAGGGCTGCTTTCCGATATAGGGCCCGATAGCACTGACGAAGGTGTTTACCTCTTCCTCGACCGTGTTCGCAGACGGCCATGCGAAGTGATAGAACCCGAGTCGAGCGCCCATTGCCAGTGTCTGGGAGGCGAAGTCATCCTTGCAAGGATCCTCGTACCCCGAACCCTCAGACGCTTTGACGACGACGAAGGACGCGCCCGTGTGAGCGAGCTGCATCCCTCGTTGGTGCATGGACACATCGATCCCGAATGCACGGCCGGTTGCTGCCGATCGGTTCTCGGAGCTGCCGGACTGCCCACGGTAACGAAGACACGTCGTCCACTGAGCCGACTGCGTCAGAGGATGCTCGGAGTATCGAGTGAGTCGGGACTCGCCGCCATTGTCATCCGCAGCCGACCAGTCTCCTCCGTCACTCCCGTAGATGGATCCGGCGGAGTCGATCCACAGCTCCCCGAGAGTCGGGTTGCCGCTGATGAATGAGTCATCAGACTCCCGGACAACCATGACCACGTGGCCGCCCTCGCCCGTTGTACGAAGGATAAGATCCCCCGGACGAAAACCTCCGTCCGGAGTACTGCCGGTCCAGCTGTCGCCGATGTCGGCAAATCCTCGAGCGGTAGCCTCGGCAACGAGGGACTCGGTCCAAGTGGACCTCGGGAAGTAGGGAGGGCGCTCGTTCTCGGAAATACACTCGTGGAAAGCGATATTGTAAGCACCAGAGACCGATGATGAGCAGTCGGCCTCGCCGGGACCGGTCAGATATCCCTGCCAGTTGCTGTTATCGTAGGCAGACCAACGGTTCGGCTGACTGTATCCGACACCGCCGAAGTCATTCGTCCTGCACCAGTAGCGCATCTCAGACGCCGCATACTCATTTACATCCATGTCAAACCTTTCCGGCAGCGGCTCGACGTGCCTGGTTGAGCTCCCAGTACTCGTTCGAGATCGACTGAGCCGAGCGCTTCTTACCCGGTGAGGACTTTATCCCCGCAATTCGTATAAGCGTCAGAAGTCGATTGAGGTGCCACTTCTCGCACTCGAACGGTATCCCCGCAGCAACCATCCAGTAGTAGATCAGTTCTGACGTCACGATCTGACGTCGTTGCGGTTGGGATCCGCCCTGAAAAGTGGTTGCTGTGTGCGAGTCATTTATGTACGACTGTATCTGCGCTATGTCTCCAGCAGTCAGAGCATCGTAAAGCTTAGGATCCGGCTTGTTGACTGTCATGCACCGGACGTAGAAGAGCGTCTCCTCATAACTCTTCTCCTCGCTGGTGATGAAGGGCTTATGGGTCTCAGCCTCCCAGCGAGAGAGGGACAGCAGCGAGTGCTCGAGGAGAAGCCTGCCCGAGCGAGATGGGATGAAGACCTCTCGCTCCTCATCGAAGCGCTCGGCAGTAGATATCTCAAGCTCGAGCACGATCCGTCCTTTCGTGAAGATCCCGGACCCAGGAGAAGACACGGTCCTGGGTCCGGGATCAGAATCAGGCCTGGTTCGCCTTGACCAGAGCGAAGATATCGTCCGGGAGAAGGAGCTTGGAGTCCGCCTCCGTCGAGCCCCACAGGGCCTTGGTGACGGCGTCGAACGCCTTCTTCTTCACCAGGTCCGAGTCGAGCTCGATGACCGAGGTGGGCTTGGAGTCCTTGGCCGGAACCGGAGTGCTCTTGCAGTCCCACGACAAAGACGCAGCCGTCGGAGAATCGTTTACCGTCTCGTGCTCCTTCTCCGAGGGCTGAGCGACCAGACCGTACAGGATGTGAATGATGGAACCATGGGCATTACGAGCGGTGTCATTGCCCTTGATCGTCCTGTACGCCAGACAGAACGCGGCGCGATCCTGCTGACCCATGCGGACGCCGTCAACGACCTTGATCCCGTCGCAGGCGGCGAACTCGGGCGGGTACTGGTACGCCTCGATGCTCGACTCGAACTCCTCGGCGGAGATCAGGGACAGGTAGACCTGGTTGTCCGCGTAGAGCTTGGTGACCTCGGCGCCGGTGGGCTTGTCGGTGACCTTGCTCAGACCGGACCAGGCAACGCCATTGCCCCAGCCATTGGCCGCGCTGTCCCACACGAAGAGGACGCCACGGTCAACACCAGTCTCGTAGTAGTGCTCGCCCGTCTTGTCCCACTGAAGCTCAGCAGCCATATGCTGCCTCCTTAGACATATACTGATAGAACATCATGATTGAGACCGTCAATGATGTACCGCGAGGAGAACCTCGCCATCGGAAGGTCAAGCACGCGCTTCCAGAGAACGCTGTCAGGGTTCCGGTCGATCACCGTCACCTGATACCGATCATACATGAGGTAGCCGTGATTGTCCGCATAGGTGCGATCCTCATTGTCCCGTTGGTAGACTATGCAGGGATACACCATTTTGACGGTCGGAGGCGGCTGATAGTAGACGTGCGAAGAACCCAGTGCCGCGACCAGCTCAGCATGAAGCTCAAGCCGACGGTCCATTGTAGACCCTTCCGAGTTCTAGAATGAGACGGGGACGCGAGACCTCGACATTGCTGACGGACCATCGCGTCCCCATCCACTCCACGTACTTTATCGCGGCGAAGTTCTCGTTGGCGAACGCATCAGCAACAACCGATATCTGGTTGTTGACTCGAATGTCCTCAAGGACCTTATCATCCCCCGTGTACTGACGCATCAAACGTGTGACTGCGCCGTAGTACTGACGGACTGTTATACGATCCTCCCAGACCCCGGGAGACACTTCCTCGGGCACTCCGAAGCCGATCGATCCGAAGAACCTCGCCATCAGACATCACGCCTTGGGCTGACGCTCCAGCACAAGAGCCGACTTGAACTTAGTGAGAGCACCGGAGGCCCGGGTCTCATACAAGTACTTGTGCTGGTTAAAGTCAATATCGAAGTTCTCGAAGTAGGTGACCTCGCCGCCCTTGTCCGCACCGATGGTGTAGTCGGACAGGTTCGTGATGATGCCCCACAGGTCGGCCTTCTTGCCTCCCGCGACATCGCTCTGAAGACCCTCCATCTGCTCGACCTCGACGATCTGGGCCACGTTGAGAACGCGAGCCAGGGCTTCCTTGGTCTCGTAGAGGTAGTGCTTCTGCGTGTCCTTCATCTCAAGAAGGAAGCAGACGACCGAGTTGGTCGTGAACAGAGTGGGAGTCCCAGAGCCCCGGAAGAACTTCCGAGACCGGCGAGCGGTGTCGATGAACGCGTATGCCTGGTTGGTCGGGTCATCCTGGTAGCCAACCTTGACCTTGTGGCTGAACAGCTCGTTATCGGTCCAGATCGGACGGATGTTCTCGGTCTTGACCTTGTGCGGATCAGAGGCCTGTCGGCCGTCCCCCACAAGAATGGCCCGTGCGAGCTCCTCGTCAAGCGCCTCACGAAGATTGCGCTTGATCCAGTCCACGACAGAGAAGTCCGTGATGTCAATGACGTCGTCACGGTCCATCTTCGAGCGGGAGTACACCGTAGTCGGCGTGGTGACACGAGTGGCAATCTCGTAGACCACATCCTCCTTCTTCGTCGCGGTGATATACCCCTTGGCTCGAAGCGTATCGAGAGTGAGGTCCGACCACTGGGTCTTGACCCGACTGAAGGGCGAGTGCTTGCACCCGTTGAGAACCGTAGTAACCCACTCGTTCTGGTTGGTGATGCGCTGCGGCTCCCGATCAACCTTAACAGCGTCCGGGAACAGGACACTGGGGTCCTTGATCCCGTAGTCCTTGGCGTGCGCCATGAAACTGGACGCAAGTGTCATACCCGGGCGGCGAGCATCGGCGAAGATAGCCTCGATCTGGCTGTGTGACAGCGTGTTGGACTCCGTGTCACTCGCAGTGCCCTCAAAGACATTGGTGTGCGCCAATGTGTTCTCCTTGTCATTTGTGTCGTCAGAGTGCTCTGCCTCGGACTGTTCGTCCTCAGTCTCGCCCTCATCGTCAGCGTCCACGAGCTGAGAGATGACAGCATACATAGCAGTCTTCTGCTTCTCGCTCATGGAGTCCAGGACCTCTGCGAGTGTCTCATCGTCCGCATCAGTCTCGTCATCCTCATCAGATGAGTCCGAGGATGCCTGCTCCTTGCTGGCGTGCTCGAGCTCAGCGTCCGTGTAGATGATCGCCTCCGAGAGGTCGTCCTCAACGCTTCCATCCGAGTGCTCGAGCGCAACATTGTCGATGAGCGCCCCGGGATTAGCCCCGGAGAGCACCAGAGAGACCTCGACGATGTTGCCGTGAATTACGTCCCGACCCTTCTGGCTCAGTCGATTCGCATAGATCGAGAGCGCATTGATGTCGCCGTGACGGACGAGCTCCCGAGCGTGATTGCCCGCATCGGAGTTGTTCAGCTCGCAGTAGGCGTAGACGCCATCCTTACGGTTCTCGAGCTTGGCGTGGCCAAGCACGTTCTCGGGATCGGTATGACCATGCTGCCAGACGAGCGGAACGTCCTGGCCGTCGTTCTCGATGAACGCGTTCTCCAGGATAGTCCGACCGTCACTGCACGTAACATTGTTCTTGGTCGCGTAACCGGAGAAGTCGTACTTCATTATCCTCCTTCGACTATCTCTGACATTGGAGTGTCGCCGATGGCCTCCTCGGAAGGCGGCGTGTCCACGACCGTGTTGATATTGGCGTTCTGAAGACGATCCGCCTGCTCATCAGGAGCCGGAGGAAGCATCATGAACGACCTCGCCTCGTTGGAGCTGATCACCTCTGCCGTAAGAAGTGTGTTCAGGAAGGGAATCAGGTTCGACGGTGACGCCGTGGCAAGCGGATCGCGAAGATAGAGTACTCGCTGTCCTCGACTGCGTGCTGTCTTGGTCAGGAACGTGCGAGTCATCGAGTCCGTGATCGCCTTCAGGATCGGTCGAACTGTCCGGTTCCAGTACTGAGTGTACACCTCTTCCGTCGCAGTACCATCGAACACGGCCTCCGTGAGACCGAGGCGAGAGTAGAGCTGCGTCGTGAGGAACTTGATCTGCTCCAGGAGATTGTTCTCGGCCGGACGATTCAGCTGCGTGACTCGCTCCGTGCCGTCGATGTAGGCAATGCCGTACCGACTGTCAGTCAGCTGGGTCTCGATGTCCCTACGCCTGCGTTCGGCCCGCTTCTGCATAGCCTCCGACTTGATGGTGTAGGGGAGCTGAATGATGATGTCCAGCTTGCCCGAGTACGTCTTCTCATCAATCAGGTCCAGCATCGACAGCTTGCGACTCAGACGGGAGAGCGTGGAGTTCTCCTTGTTCATCACCTCGTAGAGAGGGTTCTGAACAACAGCCACAGAGCTCTTGGGAAGAAGAAGCTCCTGCTTCTCTCCGCGCTTGTCGTTGTAAAGGCGAACCTTCACGTGCCGAGGATACCACTCCATGACCTCCCCCGCACGGAGCGACCGAATGTCATAACTGTCGCTGTACCGAGGATCCAGCGAGGCGTCAACGGGGACGATCGCCACAGAACCGGTCTCGAACATCCTGAGGACGCAGTCCTGAATGAACGAGGAACCGATCTGGTCGACATTGGGATCAAGAGTGAGGCACTCGTTCAGTCCTGAGCGAACCTCCTCCTCGAACCGTCCATTCTGCCCGACTCGAACGTGCCGGATCGGTGTCATGGCGACATCGAGGGAGATGATGTTGTACACGGTGGAGACGATTGATCGATCCGATGACATGATCGTCATACTTCGTGACGGGTCATAGGATCGACTTGCGCCTACGCTCCATCCGGCAGACGGTACCCTTCCTGAGAAGGCGTTATAGGCATGGATCAGTCGGTCCTTCAGGCTCTCTGCCACATACCCTCCTTCCTACTCGAAAGAGTCCTTGTTCAGCTTGTACGCGACCCAGGCATCCATCAGCGCGGAGACGGAGTCGATCTTGTTCTCCTGACGGAGCTTGAGAAGCTTCCGGTTTCCATTCGTGTCCTCCATGGTGATCGCGTTTCCCATGGTGAACGTCATCATGGACTGATCGAAGATGAGCCTGCGGTCCTCGGTCATCGCCTTTATCTCACCGAGCGGAACAGACTCGGTCCGAGCTCCCTGAATCACCTTCTCCAGCCCGTACGGACCGTTCTCGGTCTCCCAGCGGTTTATGAACTCCTTGGCGTTGTATGGATCGAACCCCACTGCCAGGACATCATACTGGTTCTCGAGAATATGGTTCTCAAGATCCTCGTAGACGACCATGAGATCGAGAACGCTCCCATCGAGGACCTGAAGCGTCGACTCCTGCAGAAACTCCTCGTACTTCTGACGAGTGGCACCCGGAAGTCGAAGCATTGTCCGCTCGGAGATGTAGCAACGAGTCTTGACCCCGTACCTCTGCCCGCCCAGGGGGAATAGGAACGTGAATGCGCAGAAGTCATCCCCCTGAGAGAGGTCGACGCCCATTGCACAAGGCATCTTCCAGAACTCCTGCTTCCTGTGAGGGAGTGTCTCCTCGTAGGTGAAGAAGTAGGTATACCCCTCAAGCGGAATGCCGAAGCGCTTGGCGAGGATGTCATTACGAGCATGAGGAACATTCTCCGCCCGCTCGACGTCTCGCTGGTAGGTGTCATAGGACACCGTGATCCCGATATTGGGCTGCGCCTTCGGCCACATGTTCGGGTCGGCAACCTCCTTGACGTCATCGAGACGGTAGTAGAAGATGCTCGTGTGCGGATCGTCGTACTCTCCGCGGAGAATCTTCAGAAGCTCCATCTTGATGTTGTCCCCAGCCATGTTCCTGACCGTTCCCTCGGAGGAGACGGCGAGGACCAGGTAGTCGTCAACCTTGGACGCTCCCTGCTCGAGAGCACCGACGACGTCCTCCCGAATATCGCCCGACAGCCACTCATCAATCGTGTTGACCTTCGTTCGAAGGGACTGCAACTTGTGAATGGTCATCGGACGGATCTCTAGAAGAGAGTTCGTGAGAAAGTTCTCGATCCCCTTCTTGGTCGCGGCGACCTTGGGTCGACTGGCTCGGTTCGTCGCAGAGGTGTTGTTGAGCGATCCGCGCGTGAGGAAGTCCAGAAGCGGTCCGGGGTGCTTCGTCAGCGCGGTCTCGAAGGGAGACATGACCTCCTCGGCCAGCTTCATCGTAGGAGCAGTGGTGACCTGGTGCGTGGTCGTCGTGTCGATGAGCAGGAAGTAGGCCTGGAAGAGCGTCATGTACAGGCTCTTCGCCGCTCCGCGCCCAACGATGAGATACTGCTTGTTGATGAGCCTGCGCCGAAGTCGTTTGCGCTCGAAATGACCCCCGTGACCGTCCTCGTTCGGTACGTAGACCGACTTCTCGACGTAGTACCACCAGCCGAACACCTCTTCCGCCCAAAGCTTGAAGGTGTCCAGCAGATGAAGCTCTCCGCCGTCCGTCAGAGTCATCTCCGTCTCGCAGAAGCGCACGAAGCCATTGACCGGGGCGTCGTCGTAGTAGTACCGAGGATCTGCTATACGACGATCGATCCGGTTCATCTCCATCTCGATCTCCCGGCACACCGGAATTTCGCCGTGGAGCACCTTGGAACGGAACTCCCCGTAATATCGAGGTGTAGCAGTGTTACTCAGCACTGAAACGGGCCTTACTCAGGTCCGAGACATCGAAGTGCGAGAGGAACTCGGTCATGTCATCGGCGTTCCGGATCATGAAGCCCTCTGGAACTCGAGGCATCCTGGTCGGATTGCCGTTCTGGTAGGTTGTGCGTCGACGACGCGTACCGGGACGACCCTGCGAGAACTTCGGAGTCCTCGAGCTGCTCCTGGCAGAACGTGCCGCGTCTCGGACCTTTCGAGCCGTCTCGGCTGTCGACTCCGCGGCCTTCTTCGCAGCAGCCTTCGCCCCCTCACTGACGAGCGGCTCCTTCTTGGGGACCGGCTTCGGCATCTTCGGCGGCTTTGGGAGAGACGCGGAAATCTTGCCGTTCATAAGCGCCGAGACCTGCTTGTCGACCACGAGCTGCGCCTGCTTCTTCACCGTGTTGGCAAGGATGTCGCCGATCGCCTTCTTCATGGCCTTGCGTCGACGCTCAGACTTTGTCATGGTGAGGTCCCGGTACTTCTTCTCCATCTCCAGGCGGTTGATCCGAGCCTTGAGGTCCTTGTTCGAGAGATGGTCGAACCGACGAGACCTGTGCCACTCGGACGTGGTTGGCTCATCCTTCGACAGGAACGACTGGGACTTGGATGACTCTCCTCCCGAGGCGGATCGGTTCTTCCGAACCCCCCACTTCATTCCCTTGATCCCGAAATGGGCCAGCTCTTCGCTAAACGTCATGAATCGTCTCCTTCTGCATCACGATTCGCCAGTTGTACTCCTCGATCTGCTTCTCGATAGCCGTCGTGACGAAGGAGTTCTGCGGAGGATCGAATATCAGGCGAACCCTGAGGAAGATGAGACTCTTCACCGCCTCGAAGGAGAACTCCGAGGCTCCGAGATAGTCAGACCAGGTCTCTTTCCCTGTATAGAGGTAGAACGGGGGCAGGCCGAGCTGCTCCACCATCATTATCGCAGAGTTGATATGAAGAATCAGCTCCTGGTCGAAGGGGGTGTAGTCAGGGGCGATTCCGAGCGCCTGCTTTGTGTCCTCCAGTATAGATTTCACAGTCATCTCCAAGGAATTGTGTCATTAGGACGACGTTCTCGAACGAGAGGAACAATCAGGCTCGGGTCACCGTAGTGAATCGCGTTGTGCGTCGTGTGCGACACGGTTATGAGGAACTCCGGATCACAGAGGGTCTCATTTCCGGTAAGGATGTCCTCCCGAGACATCGGATTCATGTGGTGCACGAGAATCTTGTCGAATATCTCCCGATCGAGCATCCCGAGATCGCAGGCCTGGTCCCTCAAGATCACCTTTTCCCTGGCCCGTCGCCATTCCGCAGAGTGATAGAACTGCTGGTTCAGGTACCGGTCATATCCGAAGGTCTCGACGCCGACAGACGCGCCTATGCGAAGGTAGTCGTAACGGTCCTCGAAGGTGTCGAGTCTGGACAGCTCAGAATATGTCCTGAGAGGACCCGTCATCGTCTCCCCCAATAGCATAGGACCGGAATGCTGTCAGAACCTCCTGGTACATCTCCTCTCCCCGTGCTGTGGCAGCGAGAGCCTCGGCCTTCGCCTTGAGCATCTCGTTCTCTGCCTGCAGCTTCTCCTGCTCAAGCCTCTCTCGGCTTGTTCCCAGCTTCAGATAGTGAACTATGACGCTCGGAGGGGCCGTACCGTCCTCCAGCATCTCCTCGGCCCGCCTCACAGCGAGGGTGACGAGGCGGTTCTCCTGCTGCTCGGGCGACATCATAGGTCGTTCGGAGCGTTTTCGAGGCTTTTTCGCCATTGATCCCGCTCCTTTCGAGAGTTTGCATGCACTTCTAACCGGATTCCGAGCCCTTCGAGCGCCAGTATTCCCCTATAACGGCAACCCGAAAGGAACAGAAAGGAAAGAGCGGCCGCTACCTGCCGCTCGAAGGGCTTGGGATCCGGTTAGAGCGCACCCCCCGCGGGAAAAAATATGAGA